AGTCTATGCCTCTGCCTGATGTGCCTATGACTAGGTTTCCAGTGTTGACTGTTACGTTGCCATTCAGCATGTTAAGGTAAGAGTGATACCCATTATTTGCGGCATTTGGTGACATGAATGAAGAGCCATTTTGAATAAGCACTTCGCTACCATTACCCTGAAATGCGCCAGAAGCGTTTGCACTCGGATCATAGTTTAATGAAACTGACTCACTGCTTGCCCCAGTAACTAACTGTAATACTTTATACGAAGCCGAGTAGCCAAAGTTAGTGGCTTTTGCGGCTTGGAACTGACCTCCTGAACTGTTCCTCATTTTCAGAACATGGTTTTCAATCTGTAATGTCTCACTCGTAGCATTATCATCAATGCCTGTAGAGGTGAAGTTACCTGTGAACGTAGGACTAGCCAAAGGAGCCTTAGCAGCCAACAACGCATCAGCCTGAGCCTGTGTATAGTGGTCTGCAACAGTGAATGACTTGAACGCTACAACAACTAGCTCATCACCCGTAGTAGCTCCTGTGCCTAAGACTACAGACGTACCAGAGGTAGCTGTGAAGTCAGCAGCGTCTAAGGTAATACCGTTAAGCATTACGATGATGTTAGCCACTGTGTAGGTTAGTGAAAGTGAGTTAGCGTCTGCACCTGTGAAGGTAGTTTGACCGCTGGTAGCTGTGTACTTGTAGGTCAGCATTGATGCTGTGCCTGCTGCACTTGCCGCTATCCAATCAGCACCATCGTATACTTTCATACCATTAGCTGAACTGTCGAAATACATAGCACCTTCAACTAAGGCATTGCCATCGTTATCAACGGTTGGGGCAGAAGACTTAGCGCCTAAGTAACGGTCATCAAAGTTATCTAAAGAGGCTGCTGCTGAGGCTGCTGAGTTAGAAGCGGCTAATGCGCTAGCAGATGACTCACCAGCTTTAGTCGTAGAGATTCCAGCTTGAGTGGTCGCCGTGGTAGCGTTAGCATCTGCGCCCTGAATGGCTGCGATGTTTGTGGCGTTGGTGTTAATGTTGGCAGTGTTACCGGCAACAGTGGTCACATTAGCTGCGATACCTGCTGTGGTTGTGATGTTCGCAGCTATTCCGGCTGCGGTGGTGACGTTAGCTGCGATTGCGGCCAAAGTGTTCATATCAGCTACGGCGTCTGCCGTACCTAAAGTATTCATATCCGATACAGCGTCAGATGTACCAAGCAATGTTACTTGCGCGGCTTTACCTGCAACTGCGGTTACGTTAGCAGCAATACCAGCGGTAGTCGTAACGTCCGCTGCGAGGCCTGCTACAGTCGTTACATTAGCTGCAACACCTGCGGCTGTAGTTATATTCGCTGAAATTGCAGCCAGGGTATTCATGTCAGTTACAGCATCTGCTGTACCCAATGTGTTCAAATCAGAGACAACGTCTGCTGTACCCAACGTGTTCATGTCAGCGATAGCGTCTGTCGTGCCAAGTAGTGCGACCTGCGCTGCCTTACCGGCAACTGCTGTTACATCTGATGATATACCTGCAACGGTTGTAATGTTGCTTGCTATGCCTGCTGCTGTTGTGATGTTGGCTGATACGCCTGCTGCTGTGGTGACATTAGCTGAAATACCTGCAACGGTAGTGACGTTACCGTCGATACCCGCAACAGTAGTAACATCGTCGTCTATCACTGCCACTTTAGTAACGTTAGCGTCGATTACCGCTACTTTATTCACGTTAGCGATGTTAGTTGCTGTGGTGTTCACGTTGGCAATGGCGGCGGATACTGTTGCTACTGTACCAGTGGTTGCCCAATGCTTTGAGGAATAGCTGGTCCCTGTGACTGCGCCTGATGTTTTCTCGGCCCAGTCTTGAGAGAGGTCTCTAGCAGTCTCAGCGTTTGTTTCGGCTAGCTCGGCTGCAACTTTAGCTGCTTCTACTTCAGCAACACTGATCGCCAAGGATAGTTTAGTACCAGAAATGTCAGTCGCTAATACGCCAGACGTATGATCCGACTGAACTGTATATATGTTCTTTGTGCCACTATCACGGACTACATCGTTCTTGATATAAGCTGTTGACGTTGCCCAGTCACCTTTCCATTGAAAGGCTGCGCTAATAAGAACTAAGTTGCCACTAGCATCAAAACCAACTTCTTTGAGAGCACGGTTTGCAGCGGACTCAGAGATGAGCTGATCGCCAGCCGTACCTACAGGGAGTTTAATCGTCCGGTTAGTAATAACCTCAACGTTATCAAAGCCAGTTTCTGTAGCATCGACACGGTTGTTAATATCTTCTGCACGGGCAGTAGTACCTGCGATGAGATCTGATGGTTTAGTGAAAGTATTACTCATCTATTTAAGCCTCGTAAGCTGTAGTTCAGTTGTACGCCCTGCAACGTAAAGGAAGGATCAGTAGCGCTTGAATGAACAATCAATAAACTGATGTTCCGGCCACTGCCATTTAAGTAAGCTTCTGCTGATGCCACGACTGCGCTGGACCAAACAAAGTTGTCCCAAGATCCAACGTCCCAGAAACCACCACCGCCATAAACCGTAGTCGCTGCGCTGGATGATGAACCGCCAGTACCGTAATCGTAGTCAGCTAAGTAGTTCAACGTCGCCTGGCTGCCTGCTGCCAGCTCTAGTGTTGCTTTACGAAAACGCTTCTTCTTGTGCGGACTGTTTAAGTTAGTAAACGGAAGACGTAAGTACGATCGAATGGCTGTACCATTGAATGACGTACCGCTATCCATAAGCATGACACTGCCATCGGTGCAGCCCATGTAATGCTCTGTGACATAGCTTGGTGTGTGCTCTAACAACCAAGTGCTAAAACCAACAAGCTGTCGGTTTATAATGGTTCCAACTAATACAGTCTTATCACTGAAGAACAGGCGGTATTGGTTCTTGTCACGGTTAACAGTTGCGCCAACGGTGTTTTCTTTACGAGCATCGATGTATGGCTTAACCAGGGCAGAAATACTGGCTGATTCAAAGTCACCAAATGCTTGTGTGGCGGTCAGACTACTAAGGTCGTCGCCATTAAAGTAATAAAGGTCTGAGTCCATCTGGGCGTGAGTCTTGTCCACTGCGCCAATGGCAGGAGAGAACGACTTTAAATCCCAGTCTGTACTAGACGTGCCGTATAAAACGGAGATCTGATTGATGCCGGTAATCGCTAACGAGTTACCCTGCATGCTGTTTAATCCAGTCACTTCGGAACCGATACCAATCTCACCTGCACCTGTAACCAAGGTCCAACTTGTTGGATCACCCGTACCACTGTGCTGGATCGAACCACCGCTAAACGCTAAGAACAAATGGTTCTTATGAACGCCAACGTGTGATGGAATATCAGTTGTCATGCCTGTAGTGAGTTGTGTGAATGTCGTACCATCGAACTGAAAGGCTTTGTTCTTGCCATCGCAGCCGTACATCTTCTGGCTACCTGAGTGACCTAAGAAGTTGTGGTTTACGAACTCGTAATTACCACCGGCAACGAGTGCTGTTGTCGAAACGACAACCCATCCGCTGGTGGTTGATTTGTGCATAACGCATGCAGTACCTGCTGAGTTATCGCGGAAGGCGTATACCACACTGTTATATTCCCAAACGCCCCGAATCGGTCCGCTGCCAGCTACGACTAACGACGTTCCAGAGGTACGGCCATCAAAGATCGTGTAGCCATCCATGCGGCGATAACCACCATTCATGGCACACTCAAAGTTCTGGGCTAAGATCGCCTTGCCTGCACTCATTTGAAGTGCGGGACTTACAAGGTCAAGACCGCCGCCTAGAGGCCATGCTTGGGATTGAACTGACATCGTTACGCCACCGGTCTTTCAGCTAAAGTGATACTAGGTAATGCAGTCACGCCCATGGCTGATAGCCTGATGTTGAGCTGTGATTGTGCGTCTTGATATAACTCAGGAGCGTCTTGCTCTGCGGCTACATAAAGGATCGCTTTATACAGAACCGCATCGTGATACTGCTCTGCTAATAACAACTCATCTGTGTTTGCTGTGAGCTGTTGTGGTGTCCGGTAATAGTCAAAGTCGATCGTGTACACCGCGTCTGGCAGTGTATTGAAAGAGAGTGCTCCGTCCGGTCTGATCGTGAAGCCAACAGGCTTCGCGCTGGTGAATGAGGTACGCGACCATGTGGACCATGGGATGTAGGTTAAATAACCTGTCAATCCATTTTCCGTGATGCGTACGGAACTATGAACCCATTTATTTAACGCAGGCGAAAGTGCCAGGTTAGATACTGGATCGTAGTTTTGTTGGCCATTTACAGTGCTAAAAGAACCGGTTTGCCATAGGAAGTTCCAGTCATTAAGATTCTGGATTTCAGTCCATGCACGGTTAATCCAATCAACGGCTTTCCTGTTGAGACCCGTTTGGCCAACAACAGAAGACACGCCCTGATCGCTTAGTCCTGTTTCTTTTAACAGCTTGTCGCAAAGTGCCAGATAATTCAAAGCTTAACCCGCCAGTGAGTAGGTAAAACGCTGTAAGTCACGGGATTCATCGATCCCATTAACTCGCTCAATATGTGTTACGACCGCGTTGTCGATCACTTCAATCACTTCGGGCGGCAAGGACACTGGCTCATTACGTTTGATCTGGTAGGCATAGCCATTAACAGATACAAAGATGTCAGTTTTACCAAGGTCGCCTTCCTGATTATGGAAGATCACATTTACACGGCTGGGTTTGGTAGCGCTCCGCTTAGCGGCTGGCTTTTGTTTAGTAACCTCAACGGTATCTACATCAGTCATTTCTTTACTCCAATAAAAAAGGGCGCCGATTAGGGCGCCCTTCAGGGGAAACTAACCTAATGGTTAGTCAGTTACAGCAGACTCAATACGAACCATAAAGGCGTCGTTTAGAATTACTGCGGTCTGCATAGACTTCCAGCTAACATGACCACGTTGGGCCAATGGATCGCTATCGGAAGGCTTAGGGTTAACAACTGCTGGACTTAGTGAAGCGCCACCTTTAAGTGGAACAATGCCGTAAGCGTCACGCGCAACGATCAACGTTGGGTAAACGTCAGCAGAAGTGCCGGCAGCAGAGATCATTGCACCCTTAGTACCACCAGCGTTGGCGAATGAAGCAAAGATCGTGGAGCATACATAACGTACGTCCTCTACCTTACCAATCTCACCTTCAAACGGAGTCATCGTGCCGTACTTCTCAACTGGAACGAATCCAGCGAAACCACGAACGGTAGCGTCCATATCAGGGTGGATTAAACCAACATACGAAGGTGCGACAGCTTCAGTGCCGTAAGATGGAGTGCTTTTCACTACGGAAGTGATTGCACGGCCATTCTGGCGCTTCAGTGTACGAGTTGCCTTACGCTGGGTAGCTAGTGTCATCTCAGTATTTACAGCGTTACGTGCAGCGCCGTTTGCGTACTGTACGTTAGTACCTGCTTTCAACACGTTGAAACGAATCGTCTCAATAGTTTGTGCAGCTTGCTCGCCCAATACTTCAGACGCTTCGCGCAATACTGGATCTTCGTGAGTATCGATAATCACGTCACTGATGGTTACTAAGTCACCGTACTGTTGTAGGGTGGCCGTTACATCAACAGCGGCTAGCTGCTTAGCTGTTGGCGTGACGCCTTCAGTCAATGCAGTAGTGGCTAATGCCAAGCTGGAATAGCGACGGAACTTCTGTACTTTTGAAGACTTGTTGGCCAAAGGACGTGCCTGACCGAACTTCTCTAATACTAAGTATGGAATGCCTCGTTTAAGCATTTCTTTAGCAGCAAACGCTGCGGTACGTGGTGAAA